TGTAACAACTTTTGCAATAAATGTATAATGGAGCCATTGTATAAGTAATGAAATTAATATCTTATTACTATATATATGAATAATCTCATAATATTTACATTATTAACAACATTAATAATATGTATATTTATATATAAATTGGCGTTTTTTAATGGAAAGCCTCATTGTGATGGATTTGTAACAAATGTATATTTATATTTAGCATTATCAATATCATTATCAGGATGTTTTATACATTTATATAATGCGTTGTTAAATAGTTCAGTTGATGTAGATAATTACATTACTTTAAATAAAACATATACACAGATTAAACCATATTTATTAATATCCTTTATAGTATCAATAGTATCTATTATAATGTTATCATTTCAGCCACTTTTCAGTAAAGATGGTTACGTATTAAATCATATATTATGGATAATATTTATAGCATCAATATCAATATCATTATATCCATATTTTAAATCAAAAGAGTTTTCGTTAGTTATACAAAAGGCGTTGTTAATGACTTGTTTAATTTTTATATTTATGTCTATTATAGTTATATTATTTCCAGACTTTTTTAAAAAATCCTATATGCAGGCGACGATAGGATTATTAATAGCATTAATGGTTATTATTATTACTGAATTTATACTATTATTAACGGGACAATACACAAATGATATGTATTCAAAAATGTCATACGTTGTAATAATAATTTTTTCATTATTTATTGCGTATGATACAGTAGGTTTGTTTAGGTATGCTGATATATGCGTAAACTCCCCAAATTATCCATTATTATCAAGTAATTTATTTTTGGATATATTGAATATATTCGTAAGATTGATGGGGTCTTCTTCGAGATAGTTGTTCATAATATAAAATATATATTATGAATTTTATTATTATTATTAAATATAATTATTTATTATTATTATTAAATACTTAATTACTGTAAGCTAAACCACCCATGCCGGACATAATTCTAAGAACGTTGTAGTTTCTCGCATATACACGGACCTTGGCAGTCTGGGTTCCTTCGACGGTGGCGTTAGAAAGTACAAGTTGTAGAGTGGCATTATCAATCCGACTGAAATTACACGAGCCGGATGGTTGCTGTTCTTCTGGCCGAAGAGCAAACGAGTATAGATTAATGCCAGTATCAGGAGATCTGGTGTGGTGCTGGTATGGCTGAACTTGGTCGAAATAGGTGCCTTCTCTCTCCGAGAATCTATCTTGTCCGTTCAACTGTAACTTGGCAGTAACTACTGGGTTTTCGCCCCAGCAGTGGAGGTCCATCGAGGTTTCGGCCAATACGAAAGTGCCTGCATCCGATACACCCGAACCCATAACTGGTGTGCCATCATTTACCCAGTCATTCTCAGCGTCCCCGCCCATGGACCAGCCAGCAGCGGTGCTTAGTCCAGGAGCTTCCGCCTGTTGGAATAACCCGTTGGTTCCGACGAATGCGTTTGAACCTTCTACGCCTTGGTCCGAACCAAACGCCTTAATAGAGTTAGGTAGAGCATCAATCGAGTCGGTATAATTGAATGGCTGCGCACCAAGAGCCTTGTATAGAGTAGTGGCAGCTTGGGTCGAGGCGCAGTAATCTACGTTGCAGTCAGACTGTACAACCCAGATGAGTTCCTTACAAGGGTGGTTGAAGTTTAGTCTAATCTTGTTCGAGGACGAACCAACCGATTCCGAACCGGTGAACTGTAGCTGTTCGATTAAATATTCTGCTGGGTTTTGCGCCATTCTGCGTCTTTCGTCGGTGTCTAGGTAGATATAGTCAACGTATAACGAGGCAGATACAAGCGACTGGGAGTAAGCAGCGGTAACCTTTACATCCGAACCGACATCGCCCGCGAGGGTCGATACGGCCCAAAGGCATTCATCGATGGCACGTAAATCAAGGTTAATTTTTACTTCGTGGTATTGAAGCGCGATTAGAGGTAACGCAAGTCCTGGGTTGGTACAGAACCAGAATTGAAGAGGAATATATAAGGTAGTTTCAGGTAGAGCATTACGAGGGGTGCACACTTGTCTAGGCGCATTAGCATCACAAGGGCCATCAACGTCCGCATAGTCTGGGTCGGTCATGAAAGTTAGCTGGGTGGTTTGTCCAACCATCTTTTTGTAGCCAGCTTCTTGGTTTTTGTCCAAAGTTAATTGGCACCAGATTTGCATCCAATCACCATAATGTTTGTCGATTCTCTGACCACCAATTTCTACTTCAACCTGTTCAATCAATTGGTGTCCAGGAAAGTCAAGCCATCTCGCATAAACATCACCAGTAGAGTTTTTCAAGTTCTGGTTAATTTCTGGTAGAGTAACCTGTAGATAAGTTCTATATGCTAAATCTCCGTTCCGAGATATAGTACAGTTGACTCTTCGTCCAAAGTCTGCTTGACCGTTGAACGTTTGTTCAATCGATTCCATCGCGAAGTTACTGTGTCTTCGGTAGGTTACTTTCCAGAAGGTAATTTGAGGATTTCCGGTAAGATATACATCTTGTGCGCCATATGCTACTAATTGCATTAATCCACCGCCCATTCTATAATGTATCAAAAGAAAAAAAAAATATAAAACTAATTAATTAAATTATTTTGGATAAATGTTTCTATAAAATTACGTGAGTAATATTGTGTTTCCTTCTTAATCTTCTTCGTAAATATATAACAATTTTTTGACTTCTGTTTAATAGTCCAATTATTATTCAAAGCGTTAAAAATAAATTTTTTCCTAATATTTATTTTTTTTTTAGATAATATATCCATAAATTAACTATAGAAAACTTTATATATAAATAAACTATTTAATACTTAATAAACTCTATAATATGTATATTATGAATACCGAATTAACTATAGACAATTTATATACAAATTATATTAATGATATAAATAAGTATGAATCAAATATCATATCAAGTCTATCTAAAAATAAAGGAAATGATGAAATAATCCAACAAGAAACAAAGAGGTTGAGACGGTTAGAAAAACAAAAACGAGATTATTTTTTAAATAATTCAAACGATTTATTTAATTATTTTGAATCTAAACAACAAATTGAAAGTAACAAACATCCAAAAAGAGTTATACGTAGATTTTTTAATAAAGATGATGAAAATACAACTACAATAAATAATTTAAATAAAAGTATACAAAACTATATAAAAAAAAATAACTTTACCCATATAAATTTAAATGATTATGTTTACGATAATTGTATATGCGAAAAATGTAATAAAGGCGAATTAATAAAGGTAGTAAATGATGGGATAATATTATGTAACAATTGTTTTCATAGTAATACATTTTTTGTGGACAATGATAAACCTTCTTATAAAGAACCTCCTAAAGAAATATCTTTTTATGCGTATAAACGTATAAATCATTTTAGAGAGATATTATCACAGTTTCAAGCAAAAGAATCAACCGATATACCATCACATATAATTGAATCTATAGAAAATCAAATAAAAAAGGAGAGAGTGAATTTATCTGATTTAACAAATAAAAAAACCAAGGAGATTTTAAAAAAATTAGGGTATAATAAATATTATGAACATATCCCGTTTATAAAGGATAGGTTGGGTATAAAACCCCCAGTAATGACTCCTAAACTAGAAGAAACCCTATGCAATTTATTCATGGATATTCAATTACCCTATTCAAGATCTTGTCCAAATGACCGAGTAAATTTCCTAAACTATTACTACACCTTATATAAATTATGTGAATTATTAGGTGAGTATAGTTATCTCGTACACTTTCCTATGTTAAAAGACCAAAAAAAAGTAGAACAAGATGAAATATGGAAAAATATATGTATAGAATTGGAATGGGATTTTATTCCTACATTATAAAATTGAATAAAAATATAAGTTTAAATAATAGTAATGGATACGGATGGTTATGTAGTAATACATGATGTATTATCCCCAAACGAAATTGTTACTGCGCGAGACTTATTTAATAAATGGAAATTATCAGGTATACATGTTGAGAATAATGGTATAATAAAAAATAATTCTGGTCACCAAGAGCATGCGTGGTATATTAGAACTAGGCCGGCGGTACAAAATATATTTAAAAATTTATTAAATACAGATGATTTAATTGTATCTTTTGATGGGTGTTGTTATATGGATAAAGATTCAAAATATGAAGGCGTGTGGACACACGTAGACCAGTCTACTGAAAATTTAAATTTTAGGTGTTATCAAGGATTGGTATCATTAACTAATAATGTTGAGAAAACCATCGTGTTATACAAGGGTACTCATTTATTATACGAAGATTATGTTAATAAATATAATAAGAAGGTTAAATGTAATTTTCATTTTATAGAAAATGACTATTTGAAAACATGTACAAAATCTGTTATAAAGGTTAATGCGGGTTCTATGGTGGTATGGGATTCTAGAACATTCCATCAAAATCAATGTGGTATAAATAATGAAGATAGGATGGTCCAATATATATCATATATGCCTAAAGATCATCCAGATAATACGTTAGAAAATAAACAGAAAAGACTTTATGCGTTTGAAGAAAGAATAACTTCAACCCATTGGTCTGCGCCAATCCGATATATTAATCCATCTTATAAATCATCTTATATAGGTAATTTGGATCCATATATTAAGGATATTATGAATATATTATAGCCCGCCTGGGAAACCAACCAAATTTGCCCCAATACCATAACCAGCGCCAGTTCGTGCGTTTGCTCCCATTGTAGGTATATATGTGTCTAAAACACTAAATGTAGCTGCCGCAACCAACGCAATTAATATAATTTCATCATAATTAAGACTTTGTTGTGGAATCGCATAAGCAGCAATAGATACCATTAGTCCTTCTACCAAATATTTTATAACACGCTTAATTAGCTCTTTTACATTTAACATTATAATTTATGTATATATAATAAAAAAAATATATATATATATATAAAAAAAATATATAAATAAATAATATAATTATTTGTAATGATGAATAAGGTAGATTTGTTAGATGAAGATAGACCAATCGCAGAACAAAAGTTTGTATGTTTATCATTTGTCTCTCCTGAATTTATAATAAAAAAAAAGGATGAATTTTTATTTGAGAAATTTGTGTCACAATATGATACGACCATGTCTATGACAAAATTTACAGAATTTATTAATTTTATTTCAGCTAAATATAATATATCCAGCGAGGAGTTAATGACTGAATATAAATCATTTATAGATACATTTAAGGATAAGTTAAAATATGATGTATCGGATGATTATAAGAACTATATTGACAAGCACGAAGAACAGTTAGAATTGGAATTTTCTAAAGAAAACTCATATCAAACATCCGTTAGGGGATTAAAAGTAAGAGGAGTATTTCCATCACAAGGAGAGGCTGAACTTAGATGTAAAATGTTACGGGAGGCTGATCCGAATCATGACGTATATGTAGGTCCTGTAGGAATATGGGTGCCGTATCATCCGGAGGCATATAAAACAGGAAATGTACAGTATTTAGAGAATGACCTAAACAATTTAATGCATGAAAAAAAGATAAATGAAGATAAAGCCAAATTAAATTTTGAAGCAAGGGTTAAGGAATCAAAGGTAAAAGCGATTGACGAAAATATGAAAAAGGCTAAAGAGCATAATAATTTTTTAACCCAAACCATAAATGATAAAGGTGATTTAGTTAGTGTAAATAATATTAACACTCAAGAAAAAACTCTAGGTGTAAATGCCACCATAGATGAAATCAGAAGTGAATTATTTGAGGAAAATACCATTGTAGATAAAACACCGCAATCGTTATTAGAAACAGACGAAGAAGGCGTTGTATAATAGTTGTATATATATATTATGTTAAGTATAGATATAAATGATATATCATTAGTGACTATTTCATCCACAAAATACATCGAGGAAATATCAAGTGTTAGATTTAATTATCACGTAGACGTAAGTGATAATATACAACTAGAGTTTAATCAGGGGAATCCTGAATATATAGCACTGGCTCGTTTAAGAGAATATAGTAATAGAGAAGGTGTCCGGGTATATAATGATGTATATTACAGAACTCGTCAAGGCAGAAGTTCCGGTAATAATGTCATGTTTAATGTATACTCGCAAGATGGAGAACTAATGGATTATGAAACTAGAAAAATACGACGTAAGGCTGAGGTTTTACAATATAAAGGTAATAGTACAAATAAAAAAATAAATACAAATTTACGTTTAAGTCAATATCAGTTAAAATTGTTAAGAGATACAAATGATGTATCAAATTGTTCATACACTCAAAACGGATGTAGTTCAATTATTTATAATAAAAACATTCCGTATATAGATAAACTATAATCATTCTCTTAACTCTGGATTCATACATATTTCTAAAGAAGGGAATATTTCACCACTCATACATATACCAGCTTCTTGTATATCCTCACAATGTCTAGACCCCTTATCATACCCAATATAACAAAAACCTGAATCATTCGCAATCTGGTCTTTATTATATTTAAGTTTATCCACTAATTGTTGTACACCTCCTTTATTTTTTTTATCCTTTAATATTTTTTGTTTTTCTTTTTCTTCCCTAAGTTCTTTTTCGTATTTAATACTTTTATTCATTTGTTTAATTTCATTTTGTATGTCATTATTATTATTAGGTATATTGATAATAGTTCTATATAATTGTATTAGGGTATCTTTAAAATATATAATGGCGCTTATTACTATTGCGATAAATATTATAATACCTATATTAAATATACCAATACCATTATTAGGGACGTTTGTTGTATCGATGTTTTTATTTATGGAACCATTATAAGAATTTGTGGATGAATAATTCGTGTTAGAATTAGAATTCGTGTTAGAATTCGTGTTAGAATTATTATTATTATTATTGTTAGAATTATTATTATTATTATTATTATTATTATTAAAATCAGCATTTGTATAATTTTTATTTATGTTTGACATATGATTAGATATATTAGTATTAACCTCTCCTGAAAATATTTTACCATTGCCATACATTTCGCCATAATTTTCTTTAAGTGTCATTATTATATTTATTTATTATATTTATATAAGAATTAAATAGTTCGTTCGATATAAACATTTTTTTTATTAATTTCATTAAAAATAATTTGTGTATTATCATAAAGATTATTAAACAGTTTAGTATTTTCTATTAATTTAATGTGTGTCTTTATATCAGGTGTTATCAATAAGGATAGCGCCACATATAATGTTCCTTTATACGTTTTATTATTACTAAGCTTATATTTTATTTTAAATAATGATAGTAAGGAGTTAATTGTTTGTATTACTAAACTATTACATTTTATGGAAAAATGTAAGATGATCTCCCATATGGTCCATATAAAATTGTGGTTATAATTGTCATTAGATAGTTCGATAAATGTTCTTTTTTCAAAAGTTTTCTTTCTTTTATTTTTTAATAAATATATATCATATTCAATTAACCAATCAATCCAATAAAAAATATCTGTTTTTTGTTTAGTAATTTCTAGGTGATATACAAATTCATTTAAAGGTATATAATATTCTTTAGGGTCTCTCGGTTTAAAAAATGGTTTTATATATTCTATATGAGTTGCCTTTAAATTTTCATACATATTATCTAAATTAAATTGTAATGGCATACCACATAACACATTATCTTTAGTCGTTTCACATAATATAATAGTTATGGTAAAAAATATTTCTCTAATGTCATCATTATTTTTTAAATCCAACTCATTTACTAGTTGTTTATATAACTTTTTAAATTCTTCAAATTTGTTATTAATAAATATACATATTTTTATATTATGAATATGGATATGTTTACAATAAAATAATATATATATTTTCCATAAATCTATTATATATAAACTACATATCATTTCGGTAGTCCATGATAAAGCATCATCTCTATTTTGATAATAAATATTCCTAATAAGTTCGTCTATTACTTTATTTTTTTTATGATTTGAAAAGGATAACCGACTAAATGATTTACGTGTATCATTAATAATACATTTGTCCATTCTTATAAATGTATTAAAAAAAAATAAAATAATAAAACAAATTATTAAAATATTAATTAAAATAATAATATTGTATGTATATTTTATAATTTAACGAA